ATTTGACCCAGTGCCAGTCTGTGAGCAGAGGACGGGATATTAGGATCAGACACGGGAATGATATCAACTCTCCCGTCAAAGTCCTGTTTAAATACTTTCTGATCCCCGCCTACAACTTCATACGGGTAGTCATCTGGGAGAAAGTCGTAGTTAATTCTGGCTAGAATGTCAAACTCTTCTCTCTGAGCTTTGTGTAGCCTTTTGTGTATAGCTGTGGAAAACTTAGACGATGCGTCTAGCAGAGCCATGGTTGTTCCCACTGGTCCGTAGTTGGCAGAGTCTGTGATTACTTGTTCTGTGGAATCTGCAAACTTCTGACCTGCTCCTACAACAAACTGGAGCATCTGGAGAAGTGTACCAGATGGTTCCTTGTAAGGGAGCGGGACGATTGCCTTGGTCAGGTCAATGCCTGTGCTCTCCACTTCTTTGAACTCACCGGGAGAGATAGGATCGTTATCACCTACTAGCCTGACACCTCTGGCCTTGAACCCACCGGGTAGGTTGGCAAACTGACCAGCGTCTACCAGAGAACGCATGGCAGTTGTTGCTGTCATGGTCAGGTTACCTAGGAAGTGGATCAGACCCAGACCATAGAAAGCAAAGCCCGGAACGTACCTGTAGTGAGTAAAGTGTAATATTCTTTCTTTGATAGGATCGTTCTCTTTATAGTTACGCTTGATACACAGAACTTTTTTAGAGTGTAGGTCAACCGTGACAACGTAAGGTCTGGCTATTCCATCAGGGTCTGCGTAAGGTTCTGGCAGGTCTAGGTAACAGTGCTGCTCCAGAAGAACGTACTGAGGATCTTCCTCTGCTGTGGCAGCTATGCCCATGATGTTGTCTATCTTCTGTCCCATGGACGTTGTATCAGGCGCTTCTGGTTCTCCTACGTCTGCGTCTCTGTACATTCCAGAGACAACATCTTTTCTAAAATCGTTGGGAGAACGGTAGATCAGGTGTGTGTACCGCTCCGCTGTTCTGAGATCAGTGGCGTAGTAGGACACATAGAAGTGATCAACCGGGACAAACTCTGAGACAGGTCTCTGGAGAACTTCGTCAAAGTAAATCTTTTTGAATGCAGAGCCTACCAAGGGTAGGTGAAAAAGCATACGCTCAAACTCGTCAAAGTATTCTGGCATTTGCTGCGTCAGTTGGTAGTTCATAAACTGTTTTACGCGCTGTGCCTGTTGTTCTCTGGGAACTGTGTTTGCTCCTATCACCTGTGCTCTGACAGGACCAGCAGGGGGAAAGAGTTCTTGAGAAGCTCTGCTCTGAAACTTAACAGCTGATTCTATCAGGAGCGGATGAACCGCTGTGCACGCACCGTCAAAGGGTTCTGTTGTATCTTGTAGTTTGAGACCAAGAAGGTCAAACCCGTGCTCAAAGATCTGTTCCCACTCTTCTCTGGATTCTTTATCTGTCTCGTACCCGTCAACAACTGTGTGAGAAATATCCATCAAGTCATCTTCGTCTAGCTCTTCTGCTAGGTTTGCATAGTGATCTTGTGCAAGACCCATCATAGAGATCTCTTCCATATCACCAAACTCTACCTCTACACCACCGTCTTCAGTGGGGCTAAACTGTACCGACTCTTCCTCTTCTGTGTCCTCTACTAGATTTAAAGAAGGAGATTCTCTTCTTACTTCCTTTACTTCTTCCATTTCTAAGAAAGGATTTTGTTCAACTGCCATTGTCTATCCCCTCTTCTTTCTACCTTTGGCTGAAAGCTTTGCCATCTTCTTGTTCCCGTACTTCTGCCTACCTATGCTGGCAGCTATGGCATCTGCCGACTTTTTACTTTTACCACTCTTTTGAATCTTGGAGGAGAGGGACTTAAAACGTGACCCACTTCCTAACTTACCGCCGCTCTTTTTCTTTGTCACCTTGCGTCCTCCTTTGAGTTCTCGGGGAATATTTGCTCTGGATATTGCCATAATCATCTAGTTCCAATTCCAGTAAGTTTTTTTCTTGGGCTTCTCTTCGTCTTCGTACTCAGGGTCATCTGGGTGAGATAAATGCCATGACTCTTTTAGATAGTGCACTGCCATTGCCATTGCATCTACCTGATCATCGTGTCGGGCAAAAGGAAATTGTATAGCCTCTGCAAATAAATCTTCTGCCCACTCTCTGCCTCTGGGGAGCCATACTCGGCCAGCCTCTAGTAAAGGTGTAATTGCGTGTACTCTAGACACTTTATCACGGTCTGGGAGGTAATCCAACACAGGTAGCCCTGCTCTTCGCATATCTTGTATCAGGCTCTGCCCAGATGCTTTCTTCTCCACGATACATACATCTGGTTGGTAGTCATCGTATAGATCTTGCGCTGTTCTTCTTAGCTCTGGGTACTCTAGTCTTTCTCTGACATTACCTAGTAGGACAAGGTTCGGTGCTAAAAATTCTCTGCCCACTGAATCTGTATAAGGGTAGTCGAACACACCCCATGTCTGTATCACTGAGTAGTCAGCTGTGCTACGAGTGGAGAAGGCTGTGTCGTAGGTTTGTATGATCATGTCACACTCTGGGGGTTCTTCGTCTGTCCAGTTCTTAAACCAGTCAGCTTTTATGGTAGATCCCTCGTCAGGTGTGGGGTTCTGCATATATAGGGCTTGCCAGTACTTGGCTCCGTTGTTGGCTCGAATCTCTGCCTCGTCTAGCCTGAGTAACTCGTCAGGTTTCCACTCTGGAAAATAGGAGGTACCTTCTGGTAGGTTGAGAAGTTCAGACGATTCCTCGTCTAGCCACGCAGGTATGGACACAACATCCCATGGTATTGTATCTTCTGTTTCGTTATTGAGGAGCCAACCACAGAGGTCATCTTCGTGGTATCTGGTGTTGATGATGATCACAGAACCGTTGGGCATCAGGCGTGTCCTTAGACCTGATGGGTACCATTCTTTGATATACCTGCGCCCCGCTTCTGAGAAAGCGTCCTCCTCTGACATGGCATCGTCTATCAGTGCAATGTGTGCACCGCGCCCAGCTATCTGACTTCTGACACCTGCTGCGTAGTAGATACCGTTCTGCTTGGTCTTCCACTTACCCGCTGCTCTTACGTCCTCTCTGAGCGTGGCTCCGGGGAAGATCTCTTGGTATAGGGGCATCTTCAAGATATCCCTGACAGTTCTGCCGAAGTCTGAGGCCAGCTGGTCAGAGTGAGAGATACTCATTATTTCGTGAGAAGGAAAGTTACCTATGTACCAAGCAGGGAACAGCTGAGAACAGAGCAGACTTTTGGAGGAACGTGGGGGAAGGAACACCATTAGTCTCTGGGGATCAGGTGAGTCCACCACTGTCTGTAGTTTACTGGAGAGAACCTTTATGTGATTACCTACTTTAAAGTCAGGTACCAGTTGAGGCGCAACAAACCTGACAAAGGAGAAGAACTCCATTCTGGCGTTGTCCACTGCCTTGAGATAGAGATTGTTCCTGAGTTGTTCTTTTGTATTGATTGTGTCAGTGATAGGTTCTATCATGGTTCTCTAAACTATCGCCGCCCTTCTCTCCGTAGTATTCTGTCATTTCATCTGACATGAGATAGATTAAGTGTAGGACCTGTGCAAACATATGCCTAAGTTTCTGTACGCGAAAGTCTTCGTTCTCTGGATCGTTCATGGGAAAAGAGAACGCAACTGATTGTAGCTGATTAAACATATCTTGGAGTGAATCTATCTGCTCTGGAAGAGAAAGATTCATACCGACCATTTTATTTTTTGCCACCGTCTACCACCTTTAAGCCCATGTCGTACCCAGATATAGCCGCTAGGTTCTTGATATCTGCGTCGAGATCAGCGGTAAATGTAGAGTCAGCGCCGTGAAAGTGTGTGTTCTGTTTGATTTCTTTCTTGTCAATGAACATGCCTAGGTGTTTGCCCATGTTCTCCAGAGAGCGGTTGGCGTTGGTGTAGTCCTCTGCCTCTGTGGCTCGCATATAGGTCTGGTACATCTTATCGAGAACCTTCTGTGCATCCCACGAAACTTTCTCCACTACATCGTCACGGAGTATTTCTATGTAAGCTCTGAGCTTTGGGTTTGCCAGATACTGTTGTGCTCTTCTTCCTGTTCTTGTCTTGTCTAGGTCACCGTCAGCTTTCTTGACAGGGGCGTACCCCGCTTCTAGTAGAGCATGAGTGGCATCGTTGGTTGCTATGTATTCCTCTGCAAAGCGTATTTGTTTTCTGGTTAGCCCATAGTCTTCTGATCTGGCACTGCCCGGTGTGTCGTACTGGTCTTTGAGCTTTTCTTTCTCAGTGTCTTCCAAAATAGAGTACTCCTTCTTTTATAAATATATTATACATAGACCCGGAGGGGAACACAAGGAGAAACACAAGAGACTTGCAAAGGTTTGGAAAGCATGATAACCTGCTGTTTAAGCGACGGGGGATAAATATATAATAGATATATAATAGGTTATTAATAAAAATTATATAGATATATATATTTATATATAATGTTTAATAAGTTAATATTAATATTATTAATAAAGACCCGCGCCGAATCCCATTTTATAAAAATTGCTCCGCTAGTGGGGGTACCATAATATATATATAGAACCTCTAGGTTTTTTGGGACCCCCCAGGAGAACAGATGGTGAACAAACTGTGGCAAAAGAACAGATCGTGAACAAACGTGTAGGCAATAATTGCCCAGCAAATTCTGCCTAGTAGGCAATAA